GTCGGCAAATTCTCGCACCCGTCTGGCGGCAGCGTGGAGATCGCGTGGACGACGAAGATGGCGCAGGACGCCGGCCTGACGCGCAACCCGACATGGAAGTCCTACCCCCGCCAGATGCTGCGCTCGCGCTGCATCTCTGAGGGCATCCGCACTGTTTTCCCCGGCGTCGTGGTCGGCACCTACACGCCCGAGGAGGTCGAAGACATGGCTCCCGCGCCTCGCCAAGCCCCCCCCCCCCCCCCCCCCGAGCCCGTGGAAGTCGTCATTGACGCCGACAAGCTGCTGGAGCAGATTGAATTCGCCAGCACGCTGGAGGGCCTTGAACTGCTCCGCGCCGACATCCGCCGCATGCCGAAGGGCGACGACCGCAACCGCGTGATCGCCGCAGCCACGCGGCGCGTTGACCAGATCCGCGCCGAGCAAGAGCCTGCCGGCGACCCGCAAATCGTCCAGGCCGAGGAGGGCACCGTATGAGCACCCCAGTGATGACCCAGGCCGAGGCGGCGCTGCACTACCGCCTGCAGGCCGCGCAAGACATGTTCGTCGTCGCTGACGACCGAGCCCGCACCGCCCGCGAGCACATTGACCGCCTGCTGGTGGCGATTTACGAGCTTTCGTTCCCGCTGCTGAGCCACCCGGAGCACGGCAAAGCCGCCGGCAAGGCGCACGACATCGCTGTTGACATTGAGGACTGGTGGTTTGCCGAGGAGAGCATTGATGACGACGAATGACGCCCTGCTGACTGAGCAGGAACTTGCCGAGCGATGGCGCGTGGCCAAGCGCACCGTGCGCCACTGGCGCGCCAATCAGCGCGGGCCGGCGTTCATTCGGCTCGGCCGCACCCAACAGGGGCGCGTGATGTACAGGCTTGCCGATGTGCTGGCCTATGAGGCTCGGCAGAGGAAGGAGGAAGTGGAATGACCACATCCGAATGCATGGAATACACCCAAGTCTTCCGCACCCTAAAGCTGGAGCTTGCCATCATTGCCGTCGTTGCGCTACTGCTGGGCGTTTGGATTGGGAGGCGCGGATGACCACATGGCACAAAGGCCCGCCGCCTAGCATCGGCTGGTGGCCGGCGAGTCGCCGCCGTAATCCAGAGCTGCTGCGGTGGTGGAACGGTGAGTGGTGGAGTTGCGCAGCGCACATCACTTGGACGGCCGAGGATGCCGAGGGTGCTGCAGAGGTGGGGACTACCATGAGCGACATCGAATGGACCGAGCGGCCCGCATCGTGGCCGGAGAGGAGCAAAACATGACCCAAGAAGACATCCTGCGTATGGCGCGGGAAGCCGCTACTGAAGATGGTTCAATCAGTCGTGACGACGGAAAAAACACTGTGTTATACGCAGTCAAAACGACGCAATTCCTAGAACGCTTCGCCGCCATCGTCGCCGCAGCCCAACGCGAGAAAGTCGCCGCATGGATGCGTAGCATGGGCTACGCCACCGGGCACGGCGACACGACAGAGGATCTGCTGGGCGAACTCCGCGCGCAGATTACGGAGAGGTTGCTGATGGAACGCGCCGCCTGCGCCGACATCTGCGACCAGCACGCAAGCATCGAGGGCATCGCGCAGCGGTGCGCAGCGGAGATCAGGGCAAGGAGCAAGACATGAAGGACAACGAAATCGCCACCCTGATGAACGAAACTGCGGGCCAGCACTGGGGCGACGAGGCGCACTTCCAGCGCTTCGCTGTTGCGCTTGAAAAGCGTTTTGAGGCGGCGACGAGGTTTGTGATCAAGATGGCAATGGAAGCAGAGCGCGAGAACGGCGCAGCCGCCGAACGCCAGCGCTGCGCCAGGGTTGCCCGCCAGTGGGACGTAGACTGCCCGAACACAAACTACGGCGGGTGCATTGCCCGTCTTATTGAAGGTAACAACCCATGAAACCCAGCCATTTCACCACCCCGCGCACGCTAGCCGACTGCACGTTCACCACGGGCTACAACATCGCGGAGCCGCGTTCGCGTTACGTTCCAGCGCCCGCAGTTATCATTGCGTGCATTGCGCTGGGAGCCCTGCTGTGGACATTGCTCTGACCATCGACATCATTGTCTGCGCCGTGCTGGCCGCTGTCGGCGTGTTGCTGTTCTGGCCGCAGCTATGAGCCGCCTTCCCACTGGCTGCGACCAGCAGGGTCGCTATCCCGAGGCTGCCGAGGCGGCGACCGAAATCGGCGCTGACGACTTCGACGACGCGGCCCAGTACATCATCTGGCATCTCGTCATTGCCATCGTGATCGTCGGCGCTATCGCCGGGGCTGCGGCGCTGCTATAGCGTCATAGGCCCGCTCGCAGGCAGTGCCGGCAGCGCCTCGAGCGTCGGCTACGGCAGCAAGCTCTGCAGCCGCTTGCGCAACCCCTCGGAGCAGGTTGGTGAGCACCACTCCGGGGTCTGGGGCTGCCTGGCCTCCGAAGGAAGGGTCGGCACGGTCGCGGGTTGGATTGGCGCACTGGGCGGCGATAATTTCGGCACGGCGCTGCAGGCCGTCAGCAGCACTGCGGGCACGAGCAGCGTCAGCAGTTGCAGCGCGGATCTTGGCTTGGGCATCGGTCTGCACCTCCGTGTGCTGGGCTCGCCAGCGGGCCTCCAGGGCTCGCGCGGCTTCGCTGGCGGCAAGGGCCTCGGCCACCAGTTTCTCGCGTTCCTGAGCCCGTTCTGCGCGTTCTGTGGCCAGTGTGGCGCGCATCCGTTGTTCGGATCGCTCGGCGACGTTTAGTTCCCACGCAAGCATGCCGGACGTTACCGCTAGGCCGACGCACACGGCGCCGAGAATGTAGGAAATGGTGCGGTCGATCATTGGCCGAGGCACTGCCGGTTCTCAGCCTGCCGGCGCAGCGTCAGGCCGCGCAGTGGCTCACCACGGAAACGATCCCAGCGCAGGATCTCGGCGCAGGCCCCGGCGTAGTCGCCCGCGTTCAGACGGCGCACCAGCGTCGAGCCGCAGAACGCCCCCGGCCCGATGTTGTACGCCAGGCTAAGGAAGGCATCGTATTCGTGCTGATGCAGCGGCACCCGAACGCACTGCTTCAGAGCGCCTTCAAATTTCTGCACATCCTGCAGTTTGCGCACCAGAGCCTGCACAGGCTCAATGCGGTCGCCGGGTTTCACGCCGGCAGTGGTGCCGAAACCGATGGTTGGAACGTCGCCCTTGACTGGGGTATACGCCTCGCCACGGTAGCCCTCATGGACGGCAATGCCGACTAGAGCAGACGCTGAGAGCGTCAGGGCACCGATGACGATGCGGGCTTTCATTCGGCGTCAGGCCCGCCCCGAAAGTGCATCCTGCCCCAGCGGTACAGCAGGAAACCGATTTGCAGCACCAGATAGATCAGCGTGACCCACAGCACCAAGTCATTGACGGGCATGCCGGCAATAGTTGCGCCAGCGACGGCGACTGGCGGCGAGGCCTTGGCGGCTTCGGTGGCGAGGTCGGCTTTCTGCTGCATGGTCAGGCTCATGTCAATCGCTCGTCGGTTTCTGCAGCGCGAGCCTCGCGCTCCATCGGATGATCGGCGTACCCGTGGCGGACGAGGCCCCACAAGTACGTAACATAGTATCGCACTACGCCCATGCGCTTGTACTGCCGCCAGTGCGCCTGCTCGTGGCGGATCAGGCGCTGGCTGTGCAGGTGCTCGGCTAGGATGAAGATCCCGAACGGCGCCAGCGCCACGCCTGCGAAACCGAAGCGGCGCAGGATCCAGGCGATGATGTGGCGGGCCGGGCGGGGGGTCATGGGGCAAGGGCGTTGACGGGCTGATTTGTGAACGTCGGAATGCCCATTGCCGCACGCAAAAGTGCTTCGTTTTGGGCCGCCAGCGCGTTGACCGTTGGCGAGTCGTAGGTCGGAATTGCTCTCTGTTGCGCCAAGCCGCTTCTGAGGTAACGCCTTGCTCCGGCGGAAACTGCTGCCGGCGCCATTGCTCCCACCACACCGCCAAGAGTTGCACCTTGCGGGCCGCCCATAGCGTAGCCGCCAGCAGCGCCAAGACCGCCGCCTATGCCGCCAAACAGTGTTTGCGATCCAGGCGTGCCCTGAGTGCCAGGTTGCACCATCACCGGCCGCGAGATGTTGGCAAATCGTGCGATCAGGTCTAGGTCGCCGCTGAAGTATCTGCCTCTGGTTTGCAAATCATTGGCGAGCTGCCTTGCGTTGACGGACCCTCCTCCTTCAATGATGGC